ACCGGCAAGGTTTGTTGGTCGCAAATACATGCCTGTCTTTGTTGGCTTGTATACGGTGTTTTGCCAAGCAACTGGAGTTGACCCAGTTAAAGTGTTGAGTCGCGAATCAAGAGCTGAACTAATGTCAGAAAACGTAGTACTCATCGGTCTACCTTCTGCAATGCTGATTTTACAGCATCTTCAAATGCCGCTATTGATACCCTTACCATACCCATTGGTCGTTGTTTTCTGCTGTGACCGTATTCAATGCGAGCAGCATAAGGCAAATTATTGGTCATAAATAAAGACTCATCGCCTTTAACTGTTAACATTTTGGCGGTCATATCTTTTAATACTTTGCCTCCGTTCGGATCAATTTGCTTGGTAGTCGAGTTTTCAGGAGTATTAATTGATGCTTGCCAATTTCCTCTCAACCTTCCGCCAGTATAACCAGTCGGAGCTTTTCCGCTTCCTTGCCAAAAGTCAGGGTTTCCAACTGGCGTTGCCATAATTATGTTTGTAAACAAAGTTATTGCAGAGTATGCCCGAACGTCTTCAAGATTTCGGTTGGTTTTTGTCGCAAAAGCCTTAATGTCTGAGCTGAAGGTCATAATATACATCCGTTCCAGCGGGTGAAATGATCCGAACATCCATGACTCGATAATCAATGCCAGCAAACAAGCAATTGTCATCAATGAGCGGCTCGCCATGACCGGCCTGAAACATTAGCCGAACATCTGCTGCTTGGATTGTCTCGCCATTGATCTCAGACTTCGAGAACATCATTCGAGCGCCCTTGCCGGTGATTGTCAGAGTGGTTCCGCCTGTATAGCTGCCAGTGACAGGGTTGAACGTATCGCCGCTTGCTCTTGTCAATACGGCTGTATCGCCAAACTCAGCGATCAGATTAAATGCCGTAGATTTTAGGCCAGCGTAGTTAAACACGATTAACCACCATAACATTTTTGACCAGCTTGGCCACTTTTGTTTCTGCTGCCGTCAAATAGGTATCTGGTCGCGAACTAGCTGAATACTCAACCTCAAGATCGCCAACTTTTTCTTTTATAGTTTCTCGACCCTGATTTGCCAGTGGATTGACCCCGCCATCAATAGCAATGGCAATCTCCATCTCTGATTCTTTCAGCAGTTGAGGTATAGCGTCAGACAGCACTAGATATGCGTCCAATTCAACCCCGTATCGAGGCCACTGCAGCGCCTGATCAATGTTTGACTTTGTGCCGTTGAAGTTTTTTGACTCAAGGTAGTCCATTGCCTGAATGATCAGCACTGCTGCCGTACCCGTCAATGTAACGCCTCTGTCAGCAGCATAGGTCGCTAGCTCGGCCTCTGAGACATAGCTGTTGGAGTTTGTGAGGCCAGCGCCCGTTTCAACCACTATTGTTGCCATTATTCGTCCTCAAGCCAGCCGTAAATTGATCCAGATACCGTGCAGCTCTTATCTGATGATGCGAGCAACGCAACAACAACCCCTGAGCTAAACTTGAATGGTACGGGAAAATTGAATGCCACAGTATTATCCTGAACACCAATTGATCCATAAGGTACAAGCGCAAATGGATTGCTAAATACTTGGCCATTGTATGCGCTTGCAGATAATCTAATTAACACTTTGGCAACGGTTGACCCGCTTACACTGCCAGCAGTTGCGCCTGCTAGGTAAAATACTTTTCCCCTAGGGATCATCCTCGCGCTTGATACCTGCACGGAATTGCCAGCGAGGATTTCCGCATAATTATTTGCGCCATTTGAGAAAATGATATTACCAGCAGCATGAGCCAGCGAACCAAAAGTTACCATGTGGGCCAGGTTGATAAACCGAATATCTGTTGCCACAGTTAAAACAGGGGTCAACCCAGTCATTGTTATTAGCTCGATTTTTTCATCAAGGTTTGCATCGAGATAGTGTATTTCTAAAGTCCTGATGCCAGTGCCAGCCGCTGTGTCATTGGCACTGGCGCTGACTACGGAAATTTGTATTCCTGTTGGATGCGGCGCAGAAAAGGCACCGTTAGACCATATAATTTGATTTGTAGTTGACCCGACTAATTCTCTTTCGCCAAATGATCCAAATGAAACCGCTCCAGGAACATATCCTCTGGCAATATCGTTTCCGATGGTGTCGACCGGCAGCCTATCTAGTCGTGTAACTAATTGATGGGACGTATCAGCCCGAGCCGACGTTGAAAGCCTTATTCCTTGTGCTGACATAATTTGCCCCTGTTGAAAGAGAGTGGGGCGACCGAAGCCGCCCCCTTCTGCTTAACCCAACAGCAACGCGGTATGCTCTGGCTTGATGTTCTTAACACCCCAAGCCAAGCCAACCTCGTAGCGCACCTTGCGGTAGCCTTTGTACATCGCAAATTCCATGCTCAAACCTGAACGCGGATCAGTGATGACAATAACGTCTTCGGCCATGTCGCCTTCTTCTGGGCGAGCAGGTGATCGAGCGGCCAACACAAGTGCTGAACGATTGAACGCCATGTTTCGAGCTGATGCGCCAACGATGGTCAACGCTTTTGCAGACGCTGGCAGTGCTTGACGCAAACCTGGCGCGGCAATCACGATGTTACCTGGTGCAGCAGTGCCGGTTGTTACAACATACTGATTAGCATCACCAGCAAAGGTTACAACATCGCCAGCCAGTACAGTACCTGAGCCAGTGATCAGAGCAATGGTAGTGGCACCGACAGCAAACCCAGCTGCGCTGGAAGTGTAGTTAGTACCAGTGCCAACAGCAGCGGTCTGGATTTGTGCGGACTCGCGCAGAGGCATACCGGCTAGATCAAGCAAGACACCTTGTCGCAGCATGGAGTCAGTGCCAGCAGCATTCACGGCAGACTGCTTACCAATGAAGTTAGCACCAGCAGAGGTATTGATTACCAACTGGTTATCACTGATTGGTGAGCCGTTGTCCTTCAGGATTTTCATCACGTTAGACGCGTCGGTGTAATCATTCGCTGTGCCGAATGGAGTAGTACCAGGTGTGCCGTAAGCGCGTGAGAAGGTTGACTGCAGGCCAGCCAGGTCAAGCTCCACTTCGTTAGCAATGGCTCGAATCGCTTGTGCGATCTTGTTTGCTCGGGTTCCCATGTAGCCAGGTCCAGTGTTCAACTTCTTCTGGTCATCGCCAATGAAGCCAAACTCAGCAGCACGGCTCTTAGTGATCTGGATAATGGTTGAGCCAGAAGTTTGGCCAGTAGGCTCTGGAACGGTCATAGACGGAGTGATGTCAGACACGTTGCCAGCAGGCTCTACGTCTACAACGATGTTTTGATTGATACCTGCACGGTCAGCACTGGCATTCATTGTGACAGCAGGAATAAGACCAGTCAGCTCACGAGACACAATATCAAGCGCCTCGTAAATGTCTGGAACGATTGAACTAATAGTATTTTCAGCCATGATTTTTTACCTTATCAATTATCGGTTAATTTGCCGCCAGATTTCACAAATGACATCCGGCTTGCTGGGTCTAGTGCCTCAAATTCAGCACGGGATTTCACTTTTGCAGCACCGCCGCTATTTGAGCCACCAGAGGCACCGCCACCTGATGATTGATTGCCCTTTAACAATGCGGAATATCTTGCATCGTTCTTGAACTCGGCTTTTAGGTCATCCAGAGTGGAGACCGTCAAATCGCCTGAAGAATCCGTGACTTTAACACCGTCATCGTGATACTTCAAACGCCTAGAAATGAACTCGCTTAAAAGCTCTGCATTGGCTCCCTCGGCCAATTCCGTTGCCACCTTCATGGCAGCATTGTTTCGTTTTTCGTTTGCTACACTGGCCCTCATTGATTCCAACTCTTTTACCGTTGCCTGATAGCGTTCCTCAGATGATCGGTGCAGTTGTTCAAAATCACCTTTTTCTCGCGCTATTCGTTCGCGCTCAATTTGTGATTGTTCTTCAATCTCCCGCTTTGCTGATTTAGCTTTTTTGGCTTCTGTCAGCAATTCGTCCATCTTGGCTTTCATTGCCGCGTTTTCAGACATCAACGCTTCAAGATCGACAGCAGGCTGAATCGGTGTTTCTTCTTGTATTTCTTGTTGCTCGCTCATTTAGTTCTCCTTGGTCACAAACCAACACCCACTGGGCGCGTTATATATCGGACAGCACAAGTGGTCTCATGCCTTCCAATTCTCTCAAAGTGTAGACCCGACCCGTCGGATCAACAAATTTATCCAATGTTAAAGCGCCAGACCTAAACAGTCTTGATCGCTCAATGCCTAATGCTTCATCAATGAATTCTCTGTTCTGCTTTCTTAGCCACCCGCTATAAGTTGTCTTTGTCGATACTTGCTCCGGTCCATCAGACCCGAGCGACGGTCTGGTCGCTTTGGTATCAAGACCAAGATCAAATTCTGGCCTAATCTTTGGCACAGTTGTTGACCTGCAACCAAAGTGGGCAGGTGGCATTGGGCCTTCATCTACGTTGTAAAATTGCCCATCTCGACTC